TGTCTCTGTGGTCGCGTCGATGTTCGCCTTCAGGACGCGAAATGATATCGCCGAGACCCACGGATTTTTGGCCCATGAGCCAGGGCCGTATATACTCTCCCAAAGCCGCTCAAAGCATTCAGTCAGCATCAGCGCCCCAGCCTTATCGGCGTCGGTGAAAAGGTGAGGAAGCACGCGGTGGGGGAAATCTCCCCCAAAAGCCTCTGCGTCGGCATCATCTTCGCTGATGTCCTGCAGCCGCTCGACCTTCACCGACTCTACGATCAGCGTGAGGCGAGACGCCCAGCGTGGCATGTGGATAGACGGTTTCCAAGGGCAGAATCCTTCGCATATTGGCGCAAGGCCACCGCCGAACGTCGCCTTGTAAATCGGCGATCCCCACGGATGACCGTCACCTTTTTGATAGATGCGCGGCTCAGCGTTCTTGTGAACCGAGAAGTTCTCCCGCACCCAAAGCCGATCGCCTACGGCCGGCATCTTTGGCCAACGATAAGGTTTGTAATTCCCATCGAGCGCGGTGATAATTCCGTTGTCAACGAATGCAGGAGCTACGTCGCACGCTGGTGTCAATACCTGTCGATATTGCGACTTTCGCCCATCGAGAAATGCGCGAATAATTGGCGCTGCAAAATTTCTGTACGTCATATCTGCACAAACCCTCGGTTAGATCGTCTCACGCGCGAGGATGTCACTCAGCCGCCTCGTCATAGCGGCTAGCCCAATCCACGCGCCCCGGAACCGTCCGCTTCGTCCGCATAATCACACTCGGCTCCGCCAGTTCTTTCGGCGTGAGAAACCCGTAAGGCGCGTTCACTTCCTTGAACCCAAACGGCGGCCCTGGGCGCGTCGTGTAGGGCACTTGGCCCTTGCGGTTCACGATGCAGTTCGGATCAGCCAATTGCGCATCCGTGAACCCGTGGCGCGCCGGGGGAAGGCGGCCGTGTTTTAGGTCGTCGACCAACTTTGTGAACCGAGCTTTCATCGCCTCACGGTGCTCGTCGCTGTATTGCTCGATCGGCGGCGGGAGCTTCGCCAGCATGTCTCGCTGGAATCGACGGGCCGAAACCTGATTGCAAAGCTCGTAAAACTCCGGCGCGCTCGGCGGCCATGCCGTGCCTTTCTTCGTTGCCGCAAGCGCAGCCTCGCTTACGATTTCAGGTCCATATCCGCTTAGCGAGCGGAGATAGATCATCATCATCGCGGCAAGGTCCTGTTTCGTCGCCTTGAACGACGGGAAGGCTGAAAACATTTCCCCCAGATATTTGGCCTTCAGTTCGTCTATCCGGTTCATCTTCGAGCCTTTTATTCAATTCCATCAACATTTCTGTGAGCGCGCCCTTGCCATAATCGCGATCCGCTGGTCCGGCGCGAGCGTTTGAGTGCGGTGTGTCCCAATCCGCCCGGTATCCTTGCCAACCGCGCTCGATCATCGTCGCCGCTGCGTGCTCAGCGTCGCCGCTCGCCGCTAGGCTCTTGGCGAGCAATTCAGCCGCTCGCGGCGTGAGAGGTTTCCGAAGGGCCTTCCGATGAGCGATCACGTCAGATGCTGTTTTTTCGGAAACAACCTCGGAAAGAATTTCCTTCGTGGAAGGGGATTTTGATTTTGGGGGGGTAACTACCGTAGGTAGTTGGGGGTTAACTTCTATGGGAGGAATATCGTTAGATATTCCGACCGGGATTACCGTCTGCGCGCGTGTAGTATTATACTCTTCGCGCGAGGCGGGGTTGTCCGCGATGTCACAGGCTGTCCGTGGCGTCACAGTCTGTCCGCGTGACATCGCGGACGCCCGGCTCTTTCTTTTCCGCTCGGCGTCCTTCGCACGCTTAGCCGCGACAGCATCTCTATCGCGCTCTGCAAACTGGTCGGCAACAGCCGCGATCTGCTCTACTGAGCAGCCGGCCGCGACCATAGCCTTAATGGTTAAAGCTAAGCTCATACGCCGCACATCCCGTCGCATTCTTGAAGGAAACCAAACTCGATTTGACCGCGCTCGGCATGCGTCGATAGATCGGCTTTATCGAGCGGAACGCGTTGCCTATGGACAAACTGCGCTCCCGTCATGCCGGGAAACCCGCGTCTAATTTCATGGTCGAACGCTACTGCCTTATCCCAATCGGATGGGGTATTGTCGCGAAGATCGCGCCATTCGTTATTCGTCCTATAAGGACAGAATATGCATGACGAGCGCGGCGGCGTTGGATATTGGCGCTCCGCAATCCATCCTAGGCAGTCTTGCCGCCTCATGCGCAATTCGACCAGCGGGAACCTATTCGTTGTGAACGCCTGCTCGGCGTCCTTGCATCGCGACATTTCGTCGAACGAAATCCCCAACCATTGTTCGACAACTTTGCCTTTCGGTCCCCTTTTGCCGGGAGCTACGCCGAGCATTCGTCGAACCTCGCGCCCGATCACGCGTGTTTTAAATTCCTTGCTGCACTGCTTAGGTCTCATGCCGTCTGGCCCCGCGGTAAAAAACGGCGGCAGTGACGACCCTTTAAGCGGAACGGCTCCACTGGCAACGCCAACGGAAAGATTGCCCAAATCAAGACCCAGCCGCGACGCGCGAATAACGGTAAATGGCAACTGCGTTTCGAGCCAATCCAGCCATTCATAGACGCGGCTTGATTCCCATCCGGTATCCGCAAAGATCGCGCAATCCGGCATAGGCCCAATTTCGCCGCGCGCAGCCATGAGCGCCATCGTCGACGACTGGACGCCTGCACCAAGGGAAATGACGGTAAGCGCTAGGCTCATGCCGCCCTCCGCAAGAGCGCCTGGCGGGCGTCTGGTTCGTCTTCAGACGGAGCTGCCAATGGGCTATCGGCCGTCCATGTGCATGTCACGCGATCGTACCAAATATCGCGGCCGCTCCCATTGTTGTGGGCGCAGATCATCGGCGCGAAGAATCCGTGCGTTTCCTTGCACGCCGGACAACAAGCATCCGTCGTGTAGAATTCCATCGGCTTTTCCGCTTTCGGCTTTCTCTTGAGCGCGCGAAGCCTCACTGGCGGGCCTCCATGGCTTGGAACGGCTCTATAGTGGCTGAGTTCGGCCGCAACGCATGCGCATCGAACTTGCCGGTTTCATTTCCGAATGACGACCAACCATCGCGCGACTGTCGAGAGAACATTTCCAGGTAAGGCCCGGCGCAGTAGCGCTGGACCCGGTTGAAAAATTCATCAGGTTTGCGACTGTGCTCCCTGACCGGCGATAAGATAATCTCGCGAACATCTTTCGCGATCCGCTTGGCGTTGCCACGGCGCCCAAGAACGCAAAACTCGGCATTTTTGCGCGTCGTTAAGCCAAGCGAAACGTGAAGGTCTGACTCTTGCGTCGGGACACATCGAAGCTGCATGGGATTATGTGAGCGCTTTAGCTTGACCCAGGTGAAAGCCATCGAGCTTGGTTTGAACCCCCATGCTTTCATGACTTCGACGTGAGCGCCTTGAACAATCATCGGGCCGGTAATCCAAAGGAAAAGGTGCGCGTCTGGAGCGGCAAGTTCCTTCACCGGCATTGCTATAATGTCGTCTAGGCCCATGACCGCGTAATGCTTCTCTGCGTCCCTTCGCGATGTCCAATTGCCGACCTGTAGAGCCGTTCGCGCGCGAAAGTGCCACGGCGGATCGGCTGTGATGCAGCCGAAGTGTTTGCGAGGAAGGTCGCCGAACGGCCATTTGCTCACCCTCGCGCTCCCTCTGTCTTCGTGTCGCGCCGAGCCGCAGCGTCAATGATGCGCTTGCAGATGGATTCGAGATGCTGGATCGTCAGCGCAGCGTCAGCAGAAGTGAGCTTGCCGCGCCGTCCGCTGATTACATCGATCGCGAGTTGCAGCGCTGCTAGCTGTGAGGCGTCAGAGATCATGCGCCCGCCTCCATCTCGCGTTTAAGCTGGCGGCAGTGCGACGCAGCGCCAAACTCGCCATAGAGCGCGGCGGCGTCTACATAGTCCTGCGCGAGATCGGCAGGGAGCCAGTTCGGTAATGTGACGCCGCCGCGCGAGCGCAGCCGTCGCGGCGAGCAAACGCAGCGCGGAACCATCACACGAGCGACAGTCGCATCTGTAGACTTTGGTGGGCGATCGGGCTTGCCGTTCAACGCGTAGTTGACCGTCGTGTGATTGCGGTTGAAAAGCTTACCAATTTGAGACAACGATAAATGTGGGAATGCTGCTTTCGTCGCGCGGATCGCGTCATGGCGCGCGGCGCTGATCGGCGGGATACGCCCGCGCCCGAGAACGTCGGCGACTGTCACGCCGTGCTCGCGCGCTGCGGCGGCGATGAAAGAGCGAACCTTGTCGCCAAACGTTGGCTGCGAAATCACTCCGCCCATGTTGTAGCCTTTCTCCTAATCACCGCCGCGCGGCGCTTGGCGTCTGCCGCTACGTTCCGCGCAGAGCGCGGCGGGTAGAGAAAGCAATTGCCGCGTGCGCCGCGCAGTAAGCGTTGGAGCCGTCGAGCGGCTTCACGCGATCAGCGCCACAGAATGCAAAGTCCTCCGCATGGCGCGGATCACCAAGAGGCCAGCGGCACGAATTGAATGTGAGGTCGAGAAGCTGCACGCGCCGGCTTACCGGAATGGCGATAGGCTCCGACGGGAGCGGGAACACATCCGCTTTAGGTTTGCCGCGCGGGGCGATACTTAAAAGCCTGCCGCCGTCTTTACCTTTCGGCCTACCCGCTCCGGGTTTTGCTCCACCCCCGTTCCACCCACTGTTGATTTTCAGCCCAAGCCGCGTCGCCTTCCCGATGACGCTGTTTCTGGAAATTGTGACGCCGAATTTGGCGGACAATTCCTTGGCTGTTTGGCCCGCCGACAGTTTACGCGCGAGTGCGTCGCGCAATGCGCCAAGAGACTCTGGACGCGTTTCCCATATCGGCCGAACGCCATAGGAGAAACCGCTCATGCCGCCCTCCCAAATTTTCCGACGTGCTTATCAAGAGCCACGACATATCTAAGATAGACGTCAGCCCTGCATTTGCTTTTGTATCTAGCTACTCTTTTTCTGTTGACCTTAAGATCAAAGCACCATTTCTGCGATTGCTTATCAAAATAAATACATTTCAAGCCACTCGTATTTCTAGATGTTTTTCCTTTGTTAAAGAAATTTTGCGAAACGGTCGCCGCGCGAAGGTTGTCGATACGGTTATCGTCCGTAACCATATTTATGTGATCTATGTGGCTGCTCGGTAAAGCACCATGCACCAATAACCATGCGATCCTATGGGCTAACGTCGCCCGTCCTTGTATATCAATATAGATGTATCCATTTGTCCCAATAGACCCAGCAACGCGTCCAGCAAATCTTCCATTCCATTGCTGGCTCCTGTCAGAACGCTCTCGCCACGTAAAGATGCCAGTCGCAGGGTCGTAATGCAGGATTGACTGCACATATGCCGCAGTAGGTTCTATTCGACCCATCGTCACTCGGCTCCAATGGTTGGGGGAAGTGCTTTAGCCTCGCGCGTAGGAATGCCCCAATGGTTGAGCGCGACGCGCACGTCATCAACCGAGCGGGCTATGCACCAAGGCGTGCTGTTCACCGTGCACCATGCAAGCCATTCTTCCTGCTCATCGGAAGGCGTGCCACGCGCTGTTTTGACCTCGACGAAGTAAACCTTCCCGCGCCCGACAATCTGTAAATCAGGAACGCCTTTGCGGAGGCCCGGAACGGCATTCGACGCGCGCCCGCTCTTTGTGCGGCGTGAGGCGTTCGGAACAGCGAAACAGCGATGGGCGCTCGTTAGAACAGCGTCTAGATATTCAACGATCGCGCCTTGGATTGCCGCTTCCTTCAACCGCGCGCTCCGAATTCTCTCTCGACAGCCGCGACCCCGAGCGGAGTTCCGTCAAGATCGCCCAACGCGGAAAGATAGAGGTCTAAGATTTCCTCGAATTCCTCGCGTTTTGCCTTGTCCTGCTTGCGCATGGCGACGATCGCGCGAATGACTTTCGCGTCGAACCCCGTGCTCTTGGCTTCCGCGTAGACATCCTTGATGTCGTCGGCGATCGCCGCCTTCTCTTCCGAAAGCTTTTCGATGCGCTCCAAGAATGAGCGAAGCTGCGCGCTGTCGACCAAGTTGCTCATTCGTCGTCCTCAATCCAAGGCGCGATCAGGATCGCTATCCATCCGGCGAAGCGCATCAATCTGATCGCTATGGAAGTCCTCGTCCGCCACGCGAAGGGCATCCTCAAGCCGCGTGATCCTTGCGATGAGGTCTGCGTATGTTTCGTTTGCGGTGGTGTGGAGCGCATCATCTTTTTTCTTCCTTGCACGCGCCGCGCGCACCTTTTCGACGGCAGAGATGTGCGGATTGGCGGCCTCGCAGTAAAAAAGCGCCTTCGCCGTGCGATAAGAAACGCCGGCTTTCTCAGCAGCTCTTTCAAGCCAACGCATGCGGCTATCGAACACAGCACGGCTTCCCGCGAGTTCGATGATCGCCTTACGCATTTCGATCGCGACTTCGCTCACAATCCTCACCCCGGAGAACTTTTCCGACTTCATGGACAGACCTCATGTCAAAACTTTCGACATGAGGAACGAACCCCAAAACCTCGAAACCTGGACATCGCTCGGCGTTGCTGCGCTAAGCGTGCTTTCGAATATTCAATCCCGTCCGCATCCGGTCAGCAGTTGCGGTCAGGTCGCGGAGTCGGCGCCCGAAAACACCGACTCCGCATCCCGCAAGATTTACCGGCGCGTCCCGCCCGCGCGGACCTGCAGAGCATGTGGCTATGCGACTCGCCACGACGCCCGCCCGATACCGAACCTGTAAGGATCGCTTACAAGTTGCATTTGTTTCGGCTGGCCGAACGCTGGGAGACGCTCGGCCAGCCTGCCTGCGATGGGTTGGGAAGTGAGCCAGGAGGAAAGCTCCCCATCGCAAAGATTGTTCAGCGCAGAACCCACCACGCGCACAGCGCCGCCTCGGCGGCGACAAACGCCGCGCCCCAAAACCAAATCCCGAGCTGCGGGCCTTCGCGAAATTCGTTCATGCTGCTTCCCCGGTCACGTCTTCGGAGGGTGTTTCATTCGCTTTCTGGCGCACGGCGCTAGGCGAGCTTTCGTCCGCTTCAGTAGAACGAAAGGGAAAGAAGTCAGTCGGAGTAACAGCGCCGGCGGTAGCCTCGTAAATTCTCTGCGCTGTCTCCCAGTCAGGTTTCGTTTTGCTACGCCGTAGCCGGCTTACCGAACTGCGATCACGCTCTATGGCTGTCGCGAAATCAGCATCAGAGATGCCGTTTGAAGAAAGGTATTCATTCAGTTTCATGCCCGATAGTGTATCCCATGCACGGTGCATGTCAAGCATTATGTGCATTCGATGCCGTGGCGCGCCCGTGCCCGGTGTGCACAATTAAGGCATGGCACCCGTCCCTAAGAAACCCCGCGAGCGCAACCGAACCTTCATGCGAGAGTGGAGGGATTTCCGACGCCTGTCTCAAGAAGAGGTCGCAGACAAATTAGATATAGACCGCAGCACTATCAGTCGGATCGAGCGCGGCGAGTCGCCATATGATCAAGACATTCTCGAACGATTAGCGCTGGTATACAGATGCGACCCGGAGGATTTGTTGGCAATCAACCCTTTTGGCGAAAATAAATTGCATATCGCTTATTCCGACCTTCGACGCGCGCCCGCCGAAATTCAGGCTCGCGCCGTTGGCTATATCGAAGCCATCCTAAAGGCTGGATAATCCCTATATTGCTCATTGGTGAGGCTCGGAGCGAAGGCATAGGACGACAGCCCCGGCGTTGGAGCGCCAGGCTGTCCCTAGCCTTCACGATCTTGGCTTGCTCATTGGAGCCGGCCCGTCGCTTCTGGCTTCGCAGATGCAAGCGACGCTCTGCGAATTGGTGGCTACTTCCGACGCTGTCGTTGCGCCGCCCGCGGGCTTCCACCTTTCGGACTGCCCTTGATCTTTGCGGGTCCCCACAGTAAATCAAGCCATCGTAGCGCTGTTGTCTCGACCGACCGCTGCGATTTGGGCCGCCGGCGATTGATCGCGCCGAGCGGCATTTTTCTTTGTCGAATGTAATGGGCATTTTAGCCCGCCGCTAGACCTCGCGCAAAAAAATCGTGTAAGCCATGCACTTTCTTATTGACTATGCCGTGTATGTCATGCACCTTAGGTCCATAGGCAGCGCTTGCCTTGGAGGGGACGATGACGACAACCGAAATCATTGCGAAGCCGCCTGAGTTTGATCGCGGCTGCTACCCGCATCTTTATTACATCTGGCACCGCAGCCTCCTACACACCGTTCGCTACCTCCAAGATAGCGAGCACATATTGCTGCACTTAGGCGCCGCCTCTTTTTACATGTGAGGCGCGCGATGTCCTTCATTCAATCGACCGACGCTCAACCCGCGACGATCTTATTCGCCGCGGGTTAGTGAGCGTGGGGTCACTGCAATCACTATGGGGAAGACCAATGTCTGACATCATCCCCTGCAAGCGCTGCAACCAGTCCGGCGAGATCGGCAGACGAGTGAGTGGCAGTCGCGAAGCGCCGGGTCCGGTGCCAGAGGACGCGCGCGGATGGATTGCTCTGACGTGTCCTGACTGCCACGGCATGGGCATGATCGAAGTTGATGACGATGAGGACGCAGCATGAGCACGAAAGACGACGCGCTGATTGAGAAAATGAACGACGTGTTTTTCGACGCTGTGGAGCAGTCAGCAGATTACGAAACCGCAATGCGCCGCGCTCTCGCCGTCGCCCGCAAACAGATACTGGAAGAGGCGGCGCTTGCCGTGGATGACCGCGAACGCGAACTGTCTGCGCTTATTGAGCGCGGCAAGGGAGAACACGGCAAGCCTGGATATGTCGTTGACGCGACATGGAATAGCTGGCTCGGCCAGCGTGTAGCTTATGAGAATGCGAGCCGCGTTATCCGCTCTCTCCACCCAGGAGCAGCACAATGATTGACGTGATTTTGGTCGCGAGCATTCCGGTAGCAATCGCGCTTTGCCAGTTGGCGTACGCTTTCCATGGGGGATGGTGATGGTTGAACATACGAAGACGCCCTGGCGCGTCGGCAGGAATGGCGGCGATGATGCCGTATTCTCCGGCAATCGCGTTGTGGCGATGTGCGACACAGACACCAATGCTGAGCGTGTCGATAAAGCCAACGCCGCGTTCATCGTCCGCGCGTGCAACTGTCACGCTGAGTTGGTCGAGGCGCTAGCTCGTTGCGAGGCGATGGTTTCAACCGATCAAGGCCCGCCTAACTGGGATTGGGTTCGTTCCGTTCTCAAGACAGCACGCGTAGCAACGCCATGATAGGACCATTGGAAACAACCCTGATCCTCGCCGACTTCCGCCAGCCAAGCAGCCATATCGAGAACCTCGCGTTCCATGAGGCAGTTCCAGGCTACACGATCGACGATGCTGTCTCTGACATCCTATCCGGTGAGAAGCTCGGCTTCATCCGCGCCGTCTATGTCGTCAAGGAAGGACAGCCAACGCGCGTTGTGTCCGAGGAAGTCGCGGACAAAATCGCCGCGGCATGGATTGCTGGTCTTTACATATCTCCAATGGCAAAAGAATTCATCGATTGGATGGGGCGGGCAGTGTGTGAGGCGGCCGAATGAAGAGCAATCTAACGGCAGCATATGTCCGGTCAATTCTCGATTACAATCCGAACACCGGGGTCTTTACATGGCGCCATCGTCCGCGCGAGCATTTCACCGACGAACGGGCGAGCAAGATTTGGAATACGAGATACGCCGGCACCACGGCGGGATGCATCAAAAGTGATGGTTACGCTAGGATTGCCATCGACAATATCAGGTATTTCGCACATCGTCTCGCGTGGCTATATGCAACCGGATTTTGGCCGGCGTGTCAGATAGACCACGTCGATCTAGTTCGTTCAAATAATATATTTTCTAATCTTAGAGAGGCTACACATTCACAGAACAGGGCTAACAGGCGAGCGCAATCTAACAACACCAGCGGGGTTAAAGGCGTTAGCCTGCACAAACAAAAAAACAAATGGCAGGCGCAGATATGCGTAATCGGTAAGACGCTCCGCTTAGGCTATTTCGACACACGCGAAGACGCAGCAGCGGCATATGCCAAAGCCGCGCAAGACCTCCACGGCGAATTTGCGAGGACTGAGTGATGCGCAACCATTCGATCGCTCTATTCAATCTCGACGGCGAGCCGATGCTGCGCTTAGAAACACGCGCCTCTGGCCCCTGCTTTTCTGTGCGCGACAGCCAAGACGAGGCGTTTATGCAAGGCGTTGATTTCTACGCTCCGGCCGGCGACGCCGCACGACTCGCTAGAGCTGTCGAGGCATTCAACGAGATCATGCGCGAGCCGGCCGCGCAACAGCAGGCGGCGGAGTAGTGACAATGGCGGAACTTGCGAAGATCGAACAAACGCCGGCTCCAGTGATGAGCGAGACGGCTGCTCTTATTTCGATGATAGAGCGCGCGGCAGTAAACCCGTCAGTTGACGTTGAGAAGTTCGCCCGGCTCCTGGATTTACGCGAACGGGCCGAGGCCAGCTTCGCGCGCAAGGCGTTCAACTCTGCTGTTGCACTGGCGAAAAGCGCGATCGGCCCGATCGTCAAAGATAAAGCCGTCGACTTCACGACGCAGAAGGGCCGGACGAATTACCGCTATGAGGGCTTTGACACGATCGCCCGCGCGGTCGATCCGATCCTGAACGCGAACGGACTGTCGTATCGCTTTCGCGCCGCTCAGGATGGCAACAAGGTCGCCGTGACGTGTGTCCTTGCGCATCGTGACGGCTACAGCGAAGAGACGACGCTGAGTGTCTGCGAAGATCATTCCGGCAACAAGAACGCCATCCAAGCCATTGGATCGGCTGCAACCTATTTGCAGCGCTACACGCTTAAACTGGCTCTCGGCTTAGCCGCCTCACTCGATGACGACGCGCAGGCGTTCAACCATGACGGCTGGGTCAACGAAGAGCAATTGCAGGAGTTGCGCCAACTCATCGTCAGTGTCGACGCCGACTTGCCGAAGTTCCTTCGCTACTTCCGCGTCGAGACGCTGGACAAATTGCCCTCTGCGAAATTCGAGGGCGCCGTGAAGATGCTCAAGGCCAAGGGGGCGCGAAGCGATGGCTAGAAGACCAGACTGGGGAAGCTGGAACGTTAAACATGGCGGCGCACGCAGATCTGGGCGTGATCCTGAATATTGGGTCTGGCACAATATGCTTAGACGATGCAGCGACGATAAATCCGCAGACTACAAAAACTATGGAGCTCGCGGAATATCCGTGTGCGCGAAATGGAATGATTACGCCGCGTTCATATCTGACATGGGCGAGCGCCCATCGGCCGACCATACAATCGAGCGTCTAGACAATGACGCAGGATACTCGCCTGACAATTGCATTTGGGCAACCCGTGACGTTCAGGCGCGCAACAGACGACAAAGGCGAGTGAGAACGCATTGCAGTCGCGGGCACGAATTCTCAGCAGAGACAATATATTTGCGCCCAGACGGGAAGCGCGGGTGCAAGCTGTGTCGAAAGATAAATATGCGGAATTTTTATTCGCGCAGCAAAGGACAAGAGCACCATGACTCAGTCTGAATTGCTCCTAGCTCAAGGGTCTCAGGAATGGCTCGAAGCTCGCGTCGGTTCGCTTGGCGCGTCGCGTGTATCCGAGGCAACCGCAAAAACTAAAACAGGATTTGGCGCGAGCCGCGCTAACTTGCTTGCCGAACTCCTAGTTGAGCGCCTTACCGGGAAACCGACCGACAAATTCACGACGCAGGCCATGCAGATCGGAACGGAACGTGAGCCTGAAGCGCGCGCCGCATATTGCTTCATGCGCGATATTGACGTTCAGGAAGTTGGGTTGGTCAGACACCCAACCATCAAAGGGACTCATGCTTCGCCGGACGGCCTAGTTGGAAGCGATGGCCTGATAGAGATCAAATCCCCGCAAGCGGCTGCGCATCTCGACATATTGCTGACGGGAACGATCCCGTCGCGATATCAGCAACAGATGGCATGGCAAATGGCCGTTTGCGATCGGTCGTTCTGCGATTTCGTCTCCTATAATCCAGACTTCCCAGAACACATGCGCTTATTCATCAAGCGCGTTGATCGGTTGCCAGAGCAAGAGGCGCATCTAACGGAAGACGTTGTTTCGTTCCTCGCCGAATTGGACGCCAAACTTGCGCGCCTTCAGGAAGTCTACAGGAGTGCCGCATGAGAACGCCGCTACCGATCGTTGCTCGCTACGAAGGCGAGGGCACCTTTCAGGCGCTCGGCCGCAGCAAGCGTGAAGCCGACGCCGAATATGTCGTGGGACAGGTCTATCGCCTCGACAATATTGAGAACAGATCCACGGCGACGCACAACCATCAATTTGCATGGGTCGCCGAGGCGTGGCGTCAGCTCCCGGAAGACTTGATGGACCTCTACCCGTCGCCAGAGCACCTTCGCAAGCGCGCGCTCGTCCAGGCAGGATTCTATGACGAGACGATCATAGATGCAGGGACAAACGCTGCGGCCCTTCGCGTCGCGTCAGAGTTCCGCCGCCGCAATGATTTTTCGCTCGTGATCGTGCGGGGGCCGGCCGTCGTGATACGCGACCCGAAAAGCCAAAGCCGACGCGCTATGCCCGCGAAGGAGTTCCAAGATTCGAAGACGAAGATCATGGACGTTATCGCGGAAATGATCGGGGTTGAGCCTGAAACGCTGCGCAGAGAAGCGGGGAAGGCAGCATGACCACCTTATATCGCGTTCAGGACAAAGATGGCAGAGGACCATTCAAGCCTGGGTTTTCTCATATGTGGGTAGCCGCCCAGGGTAACTCTTTGCCACCCTCCCCGGCATGAATGCCGGGGTTTCTCGCGGAGGGTTCGATGATCGAGACAAACTTGAAGACCGTGATCTATGGAGCCTCAGACGACTTGCTTGAGATCGAAGGGCTTCTGTCTGAGGAAATGAACCCTTCGAACGACGAGCCTAATGTTTTAGGATTCAGCGACGGGACGCTGCTCCAGATTGAATACGACGACGACGGTATATGGCGCATCAAAATGCTGCGCGCCGGAGACTGTGAATATTTTCACGAACAAGGCAGCGTTGAACAAGACACGCCTGACAAAGTTACGCTTGTTGGCGATTTGCAATGGGCGGTTCTCGCGACGCGAGGGCAATACAACCCTGTCATGCGCTGAGAGGTTAACGTCTTCCCCGGCCTGAAGGCCGAGGATTTCCACTACAGCGGCGCGACACTTTACGCAATACGCAGTCTGAGGGATGACGATGGGCGATAACTCCGCAGAATATCTATCGCACCTTGGCGATCTTGAGGTTGCATATAAGGGCGGGCTGCGCGCCTTCGCTGCTTGGTTCACAGAAGGCTGGAAGATCACTCGCGAGCAATGGCTCAAAGATTACGACGAAGCCCCGCCATCTGATGAATATATGAAAGGCTTCAACGATGGCGTCGAAAGCATAAACGGCGCTCTTGATGCGTTTTTAGACGAGTTCCACCCGTGACGCGCCGCGCCGCTAGAGTCACGCAAGCCGGGGAGGGGGCTCCGAGAGCCCTGCGTCCATGCGACGTAGCGCGCATGTGGCAATGCTCGGAGCGACATGTTCGGGGTTTGATCGCCAAGGGGGACTTGCGGCACTTCCGCGTTGGCGACAAGCTCGTTCGCATCCCAGTTGAGGCCGTAACGGAATACGAACAATGCCGCCTGAATACCGCTTGTGCAAATACCGAGGCAAGTTCGCCGTCTCCTGGAGAGACAAATCCGGCCGGCACCGGATTAGTCTTGGCACGGAAAGCCGGGCGGAGGCCGACCGCCGCCTAGACATTTTCGTCGCCGAGCGCGAGCGCGCCAGTCGGCCGCAGGAAATCACGGTTGCCTATGCGTGGGACGGGTATCGGAAGACACTAGGCAGCAAGCCGGCGGCAACGACGATGGGTCACGAATGGAAATCAATCGGGCCATTTTTTGGAGAGCGCGGGGCCGCATCTGTCAGCGAAAAGGATTGCGCCGCCTATATCGCCATGCGCCGCAAGCAAGGACGGTCTGACGGAACGATCTGGACCGAACTCGGGCGCCTGCGATCTGCGCTGAGATGGGCTGAAAGCAAGAACTTGATCACCAAGGCTCCGAAGATTTACCGGCCAGAGCGCCCGCCGCCGCGCGACAAGAGGTTGACGCGAGAACAGGTCAAAGCCTTCCGAGACGCCTGCGAATATCCCCACATCCGGCTTTTCGTGACGCTGGCGCTCGCGACGGGCGCCCGCATGAGCGCCATTCTTGGGCTGACGTGGGACCGCGTCGACTTTGAGAAAGAGCGGATCAATCTCGCCGATCCCGATTTGCCGCGCACGAAGAAGGGCCGCGCGATCGTGCCCATGAACGCCATGGCGCGCGCATCGCTTGTAGAGGCCAGAGAGGCGGCTACAGGGGCGTATGTGATCGAATGGGGTGGCAGGCGCGTCCGGTCGGTCAAGAAGGCTCTGAGCGCCGTAGGGAAGGCGTGCGGACTGCCTTGGGTGACGGCCCATGTGTTCCGGCATAGCGCCGCCTGCGCAATGGCTGAACGCGGCGTCCCTATGGCGGAGATCGCCCAGTTCTTAGGGCACTCCGACAGCCGCGTCACCGAGAAGACCTACGCTCGGTTCAGTCCGCAATATCTGAAAAAAGCCGCTGAGGCGCTTGATTTCGATTGAATACGGAGTGCTCTTTTGTTACGATTGAACCACGATAGCGAACCTAAACGGAACGCCTATCGTCTAAAAGGCGAACGAAACGAATGAGCTACAACGCTAAGTCACTGAATTCAGGCAAGCGCACTCCCTTCACACAAGACGGCTCTTTGCCGGATTGTGAGGCTACGCCGGCCGCCGCTGCGGTTCACGATTTGCAGGGGTGTAGCTCAGCGGGAGAGCGCCGTCCTCACACGACGGATGTCGCCGGTTCAATCCCGGCCACCCCTACCAGCCCCGCCAGTAGGGCTCCCATCCTCCGCAGTTTGATCTTCAAGCTCGCCCCGACCGCCGAACAGGAGACGCTGTTCCGGCAGTTCTCTGGTGTCTGCCGAGTTGTCTACAACGCCTCCCTCTACCAGCGCGAGCACTTCTGGCGTCAGTTCAAGCGAGAGACTGGGCATAGTTTAAACTATGCGGTGCAGGCCCGTGAGTTGACGAAGCTTCGCGCCGAATTCGATTGGATTGCTGCCGTCTCGCAAACCTGTGAACAACAGGCGATCCAAGACCTAGATAAAGCCTTCGCCAACTTTTTCGCCGGCCGCGCTAGCTACCCGACGCCACGCCGCAAAGGCGAGCATGAGAGCTTCCGGTTCCACGGTCGAGAGATAGGTGTTGAGCGCCTGAACCGTTGTTGGTCGCAGGTCCGACTACCGAAGATCGGTTGGGTAAGATTTCGCGATACCCGACCGATGCGCGGAACCATCAAGAACGCGACCGTGCGCCTCTCGCCTATGGGATGGCATGTCGCCTTTGCCTGTGAGTTCGAGGCCGATATGCCGTTCTGGCTCACGGCTGAAGTCGGGATTGACCGCGGCGTCGCCAACAGCATCGCGCTATCTACCGGAGAACTCGCTTCGGTTCCGATCGAGCGATTGCGCGTTCTCGATAGAAAGCATCGCAGGGCGCAGCAGGCGGCAAGCCGGCGCAAGAGGGGATCGAAGCGATACGCCAAGGCCAGGCGACATGCGGCTGTGTACGAGGCCAAGGCGGCCCGCGTCCGCAAGCATTGGAACCACGTCGCGACGACTACGATAGCGGCGAACTACGGGACTGTCTGCATCGAGGCGCTGAAGACGCGCAACATGACGGCCTCGGCGCGCGGGACGGTCGAAGAGCCGGGCTCTCGCGTCGCGCAGAAAGCCGGGCTCAATCGTTCGATACTTGAACACGGATGGTTTCAATTCGAGACCTTCCTTGCCTACAAGCTCGCCGCCGCTGGCGGGGATCTGATTAAAGTCGACCCGCGAAACACATCGCGGAAATGTTCGAACTGCGGCCACATCGACGCTCGCAATCGCGAAAGCCAAGCATCGTTTCGATGCGTCGAATGCGGACACGAAGCACATGCTGACGTGAACGCCGCCCGTAATATCCTTCAGGCCGGAACGCGGCCTACGGTAGGGACATTCCCTCGCCGTGAATCTCGCCCAGCCGCTTAGGCCGAGTGTAAAAATCCTCGGAGCTTAGACTGGGGAAGACGTTAAGTTCGATTTGCGTTCACTACTATGCGAGACCTGTGCGAATGGCAGGGAAAGAGGAGAATGAAGTGATCAAGCCGGCAAGGACTACAGCATATCTACGCGATCTGTTGATGGATGAAATCGAGGAACTGCGCTCGGGAAACGGAGACGCCGCCAAGGCGATGTCGGTAGCGACCTTGGCGAAGCAGGTGATCGGGACCGTAAAACTGGAATTGGAATATGCAATGACGTTGCAGGAGCTAAAAGAACGAACCGGGCAAGAACACCCCCTAATCGAGGGCGAGAGCAGCACCCTTGTTTTGTCTGCGAAGCCCCCTGTGCAGGAACATTAGTCCGCGACGATGGGAGGTGCACAAAACTAAAACGCATCATGTCTGATGACTTGATCCCTAAGCATCCGCAAGGAGGTCCGAGACTTTGTCACAAGTGTCAGAGCGGCATTTATTGGCGGGGAAACATAATGCGTTTTCTTGTCGAGAAGCTGGAGGAAGACGCACGCCTTGTCCGCATTGCGGATCGCGCAAAACATATGAGCACAAAAAGCGGAAAATAGCCGTGTGCTCAGAGTGCAAGCGTCAATTCTCAGCAACTTCCGAAACGAGATACCGAGCGCACAAGATTTCCGTGGGAACAATTCAAAAGATTGAGTCGATGGCCGGTAAATCTAGCATACGCCAGATAGCCAAGGAAACCGGCGTAAATTATCGCACAGCATGGGCGCGCTTGCGTAAATATGAAGATGACCTAGGACACGCCCTAACCACCCGCGATCCTGCGGGCCTGTGCGGCGAAGAGATTGGAGAAGACAATGAGCATTCCTGAAATTACTGCTGACTATGTTAGGTCAATCCTCGACTATGATCCTGAAACCGGCGTCTTTACGTGGAAACAGCGGCCGCCTGAAATGTTCCGAGACACGGCGTTTAGGCCGAAGGAAAATACGTGCGATATTTGGAACACGAGGTTTTCTGGAAAAATATCCGGGTGGCCTAATGGGCACGGCTATATCGAATTTTCAATACTAGGAAAAAAATGCCTAGCCCACCGAATAGCATGGCTTTACATGACCGGCGAGTGGCCAAAACACCAGATTGATCATGTCGATTGCGACAGGTCGAACAACACTTTCTCGAACTTGCGCAAAGCGACGCACGGCGAGAACCAACGCAATTGCGGCGTGAAAGCTAACAACACCAGCGGGCACAAAGGAGTTCGTTGGCATAGCCATTCAGGGAAATGGCAGGCGTGCATTCGCGTAGAGGGGGAAAGGCATCATCTCGGATCGTTTGAGTCAATCGAGGATGCAGCAAAGGCGTATGAGTGCGCATCGTCTAAATTCCACGGTAAATTTGCGAGGGTCGCATAATGACAATTCCCCCTAATGTAATCGAGGCGGCGAGCGTCGATGCTGTAGACGTCACTTTCGTTGATCGACATGAGGCCACGGCCCGCCGCGTCATCCTCGCGCTGGCGGAGAGTCTGCCAGAGAGCGCGGTGGAGAAGGCGTGCGCAGAGCTGTATGCCCGCAACAAATTCGCCGAACCAGACGACATGCGCGCCGCGCTCGTCGCCGCGCTGAAGGATATTGTGGAGGGGGAGTGATGGCAACTAAACGCCAGCGTCACATAGCCCGGGCGTTCGACGACCGTTGGGACGAATACGGCGATGGGAGATCAACCGAGTGGTTGATTCTGATGACAGCAGACGTCTGCAACACAACCTATTCTGAAGTTGTTGACGCTCTTGCCGCAGTCGACGCTGACCGCAAGAAGGGAGAATTGAAAATGAGTGCGCTTAATGAGATTGCCACTGAATTTCGCAGACAACGTGAAGATGAAGGTTGGACGGCAGAACATGACGATGGGCACGTCAACGGGGAATTGGCTCAAGCTGCATCCTGTTATGCCAGCACAGACACCGATACGGTATTATGGCGCAAACGCCACAAGCTCTCGCACGGGTCACCGCCATCTAAAACGGAGAGGCGATGGCTAGGAGCCGCGCGCTTGTTCGGCGCAGCGCATTGCGCGCTTTCTATGTTCTTGGCGTTGTTGTTACTATGTAACTATGCTCAGGCCGGCATTATTAAGGCCAATCAGCACTTGTGGGACATCGCCATCCTTCGGAGCGATGAACATGGCTCCGCCCGGTCCCTTCTTGATTACGCTATAAATAAAGGCCGTCTTGCGGACGGTGGCGCTAACAGCATTTTCGGCGGCTTTGGCGGATCTGATAGACGCCTTTGTAGTGACGACAGTCGCGCCGAGGGTGAACATGAGAGCCGCGAAACCAAGGACGCCGAGCAGAATTTGCGCTCTATTGAGGGACCCGGAATTACGCTGTTCGCACAAATCAGCCTCGTCGTGATTTGTGGGATTGGCGCAATTTGGATTACGCCAATCGGTCTCCTTCTTTTCGTCTTCGCCGACGCTTGGCCGTTCGCTCACGACTACGGGGAATCCGATCACGCCAAACGTCGGAAGCGCGGGGTAGTAATGCTGATTATCGGTCTGATTAGCTTTGCTGGGCTGGCGTTCGCTCTTAGCTTGTAGCCTTGAAGGCTGGGCCAAAGCGCGCGCAGACGCGTTAACGAAGGAGGAACGGTCAGCCATCGCCAAGAAGGCAGCGGCGCGCCGTTGGGGATGATGCCTAACCATTCCGCAAAGGCTATTGCGAATGAATTTCTAAAAAGGCGCGCGAGTCCATTTTTCCCAGCGCAGATGCAGCTTCAAAAGCTTGTTTACATTGCTCATGGTTGGAACCTCGCTATCAATGGCGAGCCTCTTGTGTTGGAGCCTGCGCAAGCATGGGATAATGGGCCGGTATATCGCTCAATTTGGAACCATATCCGAGACTTTGGATATGGCCCCAACTGCACGCTAGTTGACCAAAATTCAAAAGACGAAATCAGCGAATCGCTTAGCGTTCAGGAAACGGCTGTGGTCGATCATGTTTGGGGTAAATATGGCGATCTGTCTGCGAGCGAGCTTTCGAATAGGACGCATGAGCCAAATAGCCCATGGTCAGAAGCCTATTTTAGCAGGGGAAGAAATGCTAATCTAAACAATGAGATAATTAAGAAATACTATATAGAATTGGCACTTGCGGGACGACACAAGCAATAACCTACCGATACGGGTAGAGGATATCGATAGCGCCCTTGGTTTACGCCAAGCTGTGCTGCCACTGTCTGTTGCGCCATTCCTTTGAAGATGACGAGCGTCTTGATCTTAGACGCCAATTCTTCCGTCATAGGATTGGCGACACGCGGCGCGCGACGACGACGGGGGAACGGGACAACGTTATAGCTATCGGCCATTGCCGGTTTTCCTTTGGAATCCCGGCAGTTTCCGCTTGCTCGACGACTCCGAGCATGGTACTTTTTTCTCGTCTGAGAATACTGGGAGTGTTCGAGGTCGTCGAGGTCAGCGGAGACTGCCAGGTTTTAGTTGACCACGATCCGGGCGAGGTGGAGTTGACGCTCCTCTCGCCCTTCTCGTATCCGCGAGCGATTCGCGAGACGGGTGTGACTTTGGAGCCGGATGACATTAAGCAATCGGCGAAAGCCGGCGCTGACGAACTCGCGGCACTTCGCGCCGAGCGCGACTCCCTCCGCAAGGCCCTCGACGACCGATTTGCCGCGGACCAGCGCGCCGCGAAGGCGATCTTCGCTGAAACCGGCCGAACGTCAGGCTTCCCAAGCGGGAAGGAAGTCGTCGCGTACTATATGGCAGAGGTGGAGAGGCTGCGATCCGTCCTCGCGAAAGACGATCACACAATAATGATCTCCTTTGAAGACGGTGACCATCAGAGATTATCGCGCGGGGTTGGGAAACTACAGCGCGAGAACGACTCCCTCCGCGCCAAGCTCGAAAGAGCGAATGCTGAGGCTGAGAGGTTGGAGAAGGAGTTGGCTATCCTCCGCCGCGACAGCGGTGAAGATTTATAGGAGGTGACGATGGGTGCGCGCGCAACTCTCACAGAGGAATACGTCCGTCAATTACTCAACTACAACCATGAAACCGGCGTGTTCACGTGGAAAGAGCGGGCACCAGATATGTTTGTGGACGGCGAGCGTCATGCCGAATGGCAATGCAGAAACTGGAACTCCAAGCACGCCGGCACAGCCGCTGGAACCATCAACAGCAAGGGTTATGTCCTGATTATTATCGTGCGTATTGGGTATTATGCCCATCGTCTCGCGTGGCTTTACATGACCGGCCAATGGCCTGAAGCGGATATCGACCACACCAACGGCGATAGGTCGGATAATCGTTTTTGCAATCTGCGCGAGGCAACGCACACTGAAAATATGCGTAATGCTCGCAAGAGATTAGACAACACGTCTGGAGTCAAAGGCGTTTGTTGGGACAATCAAACAAATAAATGGCGGGCCAGTATACGCGTAGCCGGTAAGAGGTTGTATCTAGGGTATTTCTCATCTCGAGAAGACGCCGCTGCTGCGTATGAGCGAGCAGCGTGCGAACACCACGGCGAGTTTGCGAGGACAGAGTGATGTTAAAATCCGAACTCTCCGCCGAAGCGCCAGCGCAGCCGACGCAAAACATCTCAGAATCCTAAAAGCTGACGGATGCTCTTATTAGTCGCTACGGCATTGCATCAAAAAAACACCCACGGCGCCGATGGTTTCGCCGGAGGCGGTGCAGGCGTTTGCGGAACGGCCTGCTGTCGTTGCTCAGATGGCGGCCCTTTAATCACAACCACACTTGTCACAATCACCTT